CGTACCGCAAGGGCGTATTTGACGGCTACAACCGAGAAAGTGCTGCCGTCTATTGGGCTAAGGCCAAGGACGAAGCCAAGCAAATCATGACCTACCTAAAGGAAAACGACATGGTAGAAACGCCAGAGAACGATAAGTACGCCGCAATGGCCGAAGAGGCTCTCGAAGCCGCTATCACTGTTGTCCGTACACCCATCAATCAACAGACAAAGCTTACCGCTGCACGTTTGGTGCTCGATTTTACCAAGTCGAAGCCCGCATCGAAGCAGGAAGTGAACGTTAAGACCGCCGAAGATTGGCTCTCTAACGTTTTGGCAGACTCCAAGAAGTAAATATGACTGATACAAACGATCTTTTAGAGCTACGGAAGCGATTTTACAACGATTTTGAGTTCTACGGTCGTCACGCAGTCAAAATCAGGACCAAGGAAGGGGCCATTAAGCCCTTCATCCTCAATAAGGTTCAAAAGCGCCTCTGGATTGAGATCGAGAAGCAGATGAAGGAGACCGGAAAGGTCCGAATCATCCTTCTCAAGGCTCGTCAGCAGGGCCTTTCGACCTTCGCGTCCGGTTTCAACTATTTTCGCCTAAGTCAAAACGCTGCCTCCAAGGGCATCGTTATCGCTCACGTGGCCGAGAGCACCAAAGCCCTCTTCGATATGTATCGCCGTATCCACCAAGAGTGCCCTGAGATGCTCAAGCCGAGCACTCGGTACTCGTCACGGCGTGAATTGGTGTTCGACAAGCTCGACACGGCTCTGACTGTGGCTACCGCAGGTGGCGATGGCATCGCACGTGGTGAAACCATCACCAACGCGCATCTCTCCGAGCTTGCCTTCTGGCCTAATGCCACCGCCAACGAGAACCTCAACGCCGTCCTACAGGCCATTCCGAACACAGCAGGCACCGCAATCATCATCGAGAGTACCGCCAACGGTATGACAGGCCCGTTCTACGAAATGTGGCAGAATGCCGTGAACGGCTCCAACGGCTACTTCCCGTTCTTCAGTGCGTGGTTCGAAACCGACGAGTATCGTGAACCAGCACCTGAGAATATGGAACTGACACAGGACGAGGAAGAACTAAAGAAGAAGTTCGACCTCGACAACGACCAGTTGTATTGGCGCAGACGCAAGATCGCCCAGAACGGTCGTGAATTGTTCATGCAGGAATACCCCAGTACCCCTGAGGAAGCCTTTTTGGCCTCAGGTCGTCCCGTGTTCGTCCCTGAGCAACTCCACGAGATGCTTCGTGTTGCACCAGACCCCATACAGAGACTGGCCCTTGAAGGTGAAGAATGGCAGGAGCATCCACGTGGAGAGCTACTTGTTTACCGAAAGCACGACACACGCGAAACCTATTACATTGGTGCAGACATTGGCATGGGGATCAAGGGTGGCGACTATAGCGTTGCACAGGTCCTTGATAGTCACCGCAGACAAGTTGCTGTATGGCGTGGACTTGTACACCCAGACTATTTTGCTGATGTGCTCTATGCCTTAGGAAACCACTTCAATCACGCCATCATTGCCCCTGAAAACAACAGTCACGGACTACTCACAGCAATTCGTCTCGGTCGAGACCTTGCTTACCCCTATGTATGGACTGACGTTTCCGAAGGTAAACTGAACGACCAAGAGTCGATCACGATTGGCTTCAGGACCACTGTAAAGACCAAGCCTCTCATTATTGACAGGCTACGCGCAGCACTACGCGAAGGAGACATTGAATTGTACGACAAGACAACCCTCCGCGAAATGCTTTCGTTTGTGGTCACTGAAAGTGGACGTATGGAAGCTGAACAAGGATGCCATGACGACTGCGTTATGTCCCTTGCGATCTGCAATCATATTCACGAAGGTCGTTTTACACCGATCACTGTTACTGATGACTTTTATACCGAAGCAATTTGAGGACGGATAGATGGCAAAGAAAATGACTAATGCGGAGATCAATGCCGTCCTCACGGGCATGATCGGACAGTCGGTTGGGTGGCACGATAGCAAGCTTGCTCGTGAACGTGCTGACATCCTTGATTACTACAACGGCAAGAAGCCAAAGCAGCAGCACTCAGGCTCTGCCTCCTATGTGTCCACTGATGTCTACGACTCGGTGGAGGCTATGAAGGCTCAGTTGCTTGAGACGTTTGTGTCCGGTTATGACGTTGTAACGTTCACGCCTCGCAACGGTGACGACATCCGTCAGGCACGTATTGAAACCGAATACACCAAATACGTTATCTATCAGCAGAACAATGGCTACGACCTATTCAGCCAGACCATCCACGATGGCCTCATTGCCCGTGTTGGTGTCTGCAAGGTCTATTGGGATACCACTACGGTCTCCGTCGATGAAGAGTTCAGCGGCCTGTCCCCTGAGGAAGCCGAAGGGTTGATTGCTCAGGACGAAGTGACTGACTTCAACGCCGAGCTTCGCCCAGATGGTTACAAGGGCAAGCTGACTCGGCGCATCGAGGACGCACAGGTCCGTATCGACGTTATCCCCCCAGAGGAATTTCTCATTGAGACCGATGCAGTGTCTCTTGAGGCCACGCAGTTCTGTGCACATCGCACACTTAAGACCCGCAGCCAGTTGATCGAGATGGGCTACGACCCCAAGGTCGTCAAGAAGCTCCCGATCAGTACACGTACGCTCGTGGACTTCAATGCGGAAACCTACAACCGCTTTGACCCCGTGAGTACTGGCATGGGCACGACCGCCATGCAGGACGCTTCTGGTAAGGTCCTGTTTTACGAGTGCTTCGTACGTCTTGACATGAACAAGACGGGCGAGGCGAAGCTCTACAAGGTCTGCAAAGGTGGCGAGGTCATTCTTGATGTCCAAGAAGTTGACCGCCGCCCCTTCGTACCATTCGTTCCCCTGCCCGTCCCCCATTCATTTTGGGGTAACAACTTCGCAGCACGTGTCGTCCCCATTCAGAACGCACGTACGACCCTTATGCGGGGCATCCTTGACCACACAGCCACGACCATAAACCCACGTTGGCAGGTGCTCAAGGGCGGCTTGGTGAACCCTCGTGAACTGTTGGATAATCGCCTCGGTGGCCTCGTGAACACGACCCGCCCAGATGCCATCCTTCCGCTTCCTCAGGCACAACTGAACCAGTTTGTGTTCCCCACCATCGAGATGTTGGACAAGGACCGCGAAGAAAGCACTGGTATCTCCAGTCTGTCTCAGGGCCTCAATAAGGATGCCGTAAGTACCCAGAACTCACAGGGCCTCGTGGAGAACCTTGTAAGCCTCAGCCAGCAGCGTCAGAAGATCGTTGCTCGTAACTTCGCTTACAACTTCCTTGTGCCTCTGTTCTTCGAAGTGTTCCGTCTCGTGATCGAGAACGAGGACCGCAAGAAGGTCATTCAGGTCGCTGGTGATTGGGTCGAGATTGATCCGTCCACTTGGGCCGAACGGAAAGACGTTACCGTCAATTTCCGACTCGGTTATGGCGAACAGGAAAAGGAAGCAGCACGTTACGTCCAAATTGGTTCACTTATCAACCAAGACCCCGTGCTTCAGCAGGGCTTCGGCTACGAGCAACGCTACAACCTAGCGTCCGATGTGTTCCGTGCAGACGGCATCAAGAACATCAACTCCTATCTGCTGCCACCTGACAAGGTACAGCCGCCAGAACCCGATCCGAAGGAAGTGGCAGACATCGAGCACAAGAAGGCCATGTCTCAGGCCGCTATGATTTCTGCTCAGGCTGCTGCCGAGAAGGCACAGGCTGCTCATGCACTGGCCGAACTGAAGGCACAGATCGACATGATGCAGGCTCAGATCAATAGCTTCAAGGTCCAGTCGGAAGAGAAACGCAAAGACTTTGAAACTGTGAACCGTATCGACATTGCCCACCGTGAACTGGCTGCTGCCGAAGCACTGCCACAATCGGAACAGAAGGGCATCTTTAGTGCCAATAGCTAAACGAGGCGTACATGAACAAATACCCTAGTCTTCCGTATTCCTCAATTCAAAGCTTTTTTGGCTACGGACAACCTGCTGCTCCACCTCCTCAGATGCAGCCAAATCCAAACTATATGGCACCCGCTGGTTTGTCCCGTAAAGATCAACGGGACTACGAAAACGCCAAGGCTATGGTGGCACAGGGCAACTATAACCCTATGACACCGCAGATGGCTACGAACGCTATTGACCAGCAGGCTGCTGCGGGTCGTCAGGCTATGCCCCCGCCGTCTCAGGACGACATCATGCGGTGGGCTATGGCTCAGGCTGCTCAGGGTAACCCAAACCCTCAACAGCGTTTCCGTCCTATGCCGCAACCGTCACAGCCTCAGATGGCGATCCCTGAGAGCGGCACGGGCTATCCAATGATGGATGGTGCAGGCGCTGCCCAAGGTGGTGGTGGTGGCTCTGGTTCAGCTACCAAGAACATCCCTACGCCCCCGATCCGTCCAGACGCTGGTCAGGGTCAGGGCCAAGGCGCTCTGTACTACCTCGATCCGGGTGATGGTGGTGTGATCCGTCCGTATTTCTCAAAGGACGGTTCGGCACCGAACTACCCCGGCATGAACGTGTTTAAGGACGACCAGTTTGATCCTTCTAAGGCATCACTGCTTCAGAAGATCATGCGCGGTGTTCCTTTCGCCTAACTTAAACGCCCCAGAGGACCTAAACCCCCTCTGGGGTCTTCAACCGTGAGACCTAATGACCGAAAATGATTTGATCGAGCGTGGTATTCGCGCTCAGGCCGTGCTTCAGGACCCTATGATCCAGCAGGCCATCAATGATCTCATCGAGGCCATCAAGAACGAAATTCTTGTGACTAAGCCCGAAGAGAACGACAAGCGTGAACGCTTTTATTACGCCTATCAGGGCGTTGCAGACGTTATTGGACTGCTGAACCAGATGGTTGCCGTCCGTGTACAGATTGAAGAGCAGCGCAAGGCTGCTGAAGAGAACACATAGTAAGGATTACCCATGCCACCCATCCCACAGGACGGTGCTACACGAATTGAAAGCGTCGATGACGCAACCGAAGCTCTGCTCAAGAAGTGGAGCGCAACGGATGAGGACGCTACCGAGCTATCCGATGAGTCCGAGAATGACGAAGATACCGAGCAGGAAGTAGAGGAAGAAGAGGAAACCGAGTCCGAGGACGCAGAAGAGCCATCCGAAGACGAGGAAGAGACTGACGACTCGGAAACTGATGACGAAGAAGCTGAGGAAGAGGAAGATACCAAACCAAAGAAGGTTGCCAAGGATGATCTTGTTGTCAAGGTCAAGGTTGGTGACGAAGAACTGGACGTATCTGTCAAGGACCTCAAACGCCTTTATGGTCAGGAAGCCGCGCTCACCAAGAAATCACAGGCTGTAGCTGCCAAGACTAAGGAAGTCGAAGAGCAGGGAGCAAAGTACGTTGCTGCCCTTGGAGCAATGCTCAACAAGGCACGGGAACGCGCAGAACCCTTTGCGAAAATCGACTGGTTGGTCGCAGCCAAGAACTTGAACGAAGACGAACTGACGGCACTGCGTAACGAAGCGGCCCGTCACATGGACGACCTCAAGTTTTACGAACAGGAACTTGACCAAGTTATGGGTCAGGTTCACCAGCAGCAGCGCCTTCAGTTGCAGGAAGCTGCAAAGGAATGCGTGGAAGTCCTTAAGAGGGACATTCCGGGTTGGAATGAGAAGCTGTACGACGAAATTCGTGGGTTCGCTATCAACAGCGGCCTCGATGTCAACATCGTCAACAATCTCGTTGACCCCGCTGCGTTCAAAATGCTGCACATGGCGATGCTTTACAACAAGGGCAAGACGGCACAGACGAAGAAGATCGTCAAGACCCCTAAGAAGCTCGTCAAAACCTCTACCAGTGCTGAAGCTACCAAGAAGGTTATCAGCAACAAGAATACTGACAACGCTAACGCTCGTTTGGCTAAGACAGGTCGAGTTGAAGACGCAGCAGATGCGTTTCTCGCTCGCTGGCAGCTAGAGGAATAATTTTTACTCATTGGAGAACTTTTAAATGACTCAGTTTACCTCCTACGATCAGGTCGGTAAGAAGGAAGATGTGTCTGACATCATCAGCAACATCTCCCCGACCAAGGTTCCCTTCCAGACCATGATTGGCTCTGAAAAGGTCACTAACACCCTCTTCCAGTGGCAGGAAGACTCGCTCCGTGCAGTTCAGGTCAACGCTAAGGTCGAAGGTTTCACCGCCGCTGACGCTACGTTGTCCCCGACCACGATGCGTAACAACTACACCCAGATTTTGGAAAAGACCGTTAAGGTCTCCGAGACTGCGGATGCCATCAGCACCTATGGCCGCGCACGTGAAAGCGCCTACCAGATCAGCAAGGCTGGCTTCGAACTGAAGCGTGACCTTGAGTATGCTCTGGTTGGTACTGGTCAGACCAAGGTTGCTGGCGACTCGGCTACGGCTCGTAAGTTCGACGGCTTTCAGGCTCAGGTTAACACCTCGCTGATTACCCTGACTGGTCAGACCGCTTCCGTGAACAACAACCTCACCGAAGACGCTCTGCTCACCAACCTTCAGGCTCTGTACGCTCAGGGTTCCGATCCGTCCATCATCATGGTCATCCCGACCGATGCTGTGGAAGTTGCCAAGTTTGCTAAGGCGGCTGGTCGCTACCGCGAGATCGAGAACGGTGGCCCTGCTGACCGTGCAATCATCAACGCCATTGACCTGTATGTCTCTCCGTTCGGTGAGCAGAAGGTTGTGCTCAACCGCTTCCTTCAGGGCGGCAACACGGGTGACACGAAGTTTGACACCCTCGTGTTCGATCCTGACATGTGGAAGCTCCAGACCCTGCGTCCGTGGACCCGCGAAACGCTGGCGAAGGACGGTGACAACACCAAGTATATGCTCGTTGGTGAGTACAGCCTGCGTCATAAGAACCAGCAGGCTTCTGGTATCATCCGCCACGGCAACACTATCTAACAACTTTGGGGGACTCTTCGGGGTCCCCCTTTTTTCCATTTTGGTTCGATTACTGAATGAATACACAACCTACTGTTATTGAGTCGCAGTTTGAGTTCCTCGACGGCGACAGTGAGAACCCGCTTGTTATCAAGCGTACCCAAGAAATCACCCAAGAGTTCCTTGATGACCTTAAGGAAGCTCGTTTCCAGAGCACTCAGGCACCTGCTGCCGAATACCACAAGGTCGCTTCGATCCCCGCAGCGTTACACGAAGTGTGGCTTAGGCAGGGCTTTGACTGTACGCGAGCGCCCATCAAGGAAACCCTTAAGCGCCTCAGGGCTGAACACCTAGACGCATTCATTGCCACAGAGAAACGAATATGAATTATTTGCAGGTAAAGACCCAATTTCAGGCTGTGCTGAACCGCCGAGATATTACAGCTACGTTGACTGAGAACTTCATTCAGCAGGCCATTCAGCGGGCACAGCGGTTGTTGCGTGTCCCTGCAATGGAAAAGAGCGTGATCATCACGTACCTCAAGGATGATGAGTCACTGGACATTCCCGGTGATCTCTTGCAGTTCATCAACGTCTTTTGGCAGAACAACGGTAATGGTGTTACCACTCCGATCCAGATCATCAAGCTGACACGGGCCGACATCGGCTCTGTGCGTGATCTGCGTGTCTCAGTGAATACCCCCAGCATTTATGCCCGTCAGGTAGACCAGATCGTTGTGGGTGCAACTCCCATCTCTGACGGTTCTCTGCGTGTTGACTATTACGCCAACTTTCCGAGCTTGAGTGCTGATACCGATCACAACTGGCTCACTGACATCGCACCAGACATCATCATTTATGGTGCCCTCAGCTTTGCCGCTGACTACTTCTTGGATAACCGTAAGGATGCCTTTGAGCAGAGGTTCCAAGAAGGTCTCGCTGAACTGACCAATCAAGCCATCATGGATGAGCTTAACGCTGGTGCCGCAGTTCAGCCTGCCTATTCCATGAATTTCTGACGGAGGGG